GTTACAATGTATGGAATCTTAATTCCTGACGGCTCACCAGTCTGTTGATTGACATCTTCAAAACCTTCTAAATCTAACTCAACATGACACTCTAATAAAGTAAATACATCTTCATCTTTTGTTTTTCTAACACCTTCAAGTTCTCTTTCTTTTTTCTCAACATCTGTTTCATTGTCTTGAGGTTTACCTAATTCTACATCTCTATAGAATCCTGCAACTTGTTGTTTTCTTAAATCGTTTTCAGAAATTTTTACACGATGAATAATTGCTTCCGCATCATCTAATGAGGTAGCTGTGTACGGAACAATTAAATCATCTGCAGGAACAAATTTACTTACGGCTCTTTGTTCCATATCATCATAATAGACTTTTTTAAAAGCAGAACCTGCTAATGGTAGATTAAATAACATCTGATCAAACTCAGGTTCATATTCTTTCATTTGATCCATTATTTGATAATTCATAAAATCTTTTACTCTAGTTGCCTGATCTGTTTTTTCTGGAGTAGGCATTCCTAAAATTTGTGTTCTTACAGGTCCATCTGCTGGTAAGAGTTCTTTATAAGCTAAAGCTTGAAACTGAGTAACTGCTTCTGCTAGTACTGGGTGAGTTGCACCACTTGCACCTGCAAATGGTTCTGTTCTATTATCGTATTTAAAACCTAATAAATCTAAACCTTGAGTATAAGTTTTTTCCCAATCTTTTCTTGATGAAGAATAATCCATGTATTTAGAATTTAAATCAGATGCTAATGCACCTAATACATCATCAGGTAAAAATTCTGCTAAGTTTGCATAGTGTTCATCTCCACCTTCAGGTGAAGCTGCAGCTGGATCTAAATTAATATCTACAGATCCATCTTCATTCTCTTGAACTTCTACATCATCAGGTGATTGAATCTCTTCTTGAACTTGTTCAACTACTTGTTCTTGAATCTCTTCTTGACCTGGTATTTCAAATTCTTTTCTTGGTTCGTTCGGTAGAGCCTTGTCTACGTTGTCCATATTGTCTGCCATTTATTTTCTCCGTAAGTTTTACATCTTTAACAGTATTATAAGAAATATTCAAGCCCTGACTGTCTGGGCCTTTTTCCGGTGGTACTGTGGTTGTTAGTCTTTTAATCATCTGGGAATCCGAAATCTTTAGATTCTTCAAGAGTATCAATACCTTGTTTAACTTTAGTTCTAAATTTCTCTATACCTGTTTTAGCATCAACTATAACATCATCCAAAGTTTTCTTTGGTTTGATAATTTGATTAATTATATCTTCTTGAAATTCATCTCTAAAATTAATAGGACCATAACCATAATCATCTACAAGATTACTTCCATAATAAGCTAGATCATCAGCAGTTGGAGGAGTATCTCCTGGTCTATATATTTTAGAATATTCTCTAGCTATGTAAGCATCTTTACCCGATCCAATTTTTTCTTCTTTTACTATTATATCATCTGTTGCTTTTTTAGGTTTAGCAACTTCAATATCTATATGAGATCTTACATTTGGAGAAATTTTTTCAATCATCATTGATGCGTCTTCTGCATTATCAAAAAAATAATCTTCAGGTATTTTTCCATTTTTAGAATAAGCTTCTAATATCTGTTTTCCTTTTTTAGTTAAGGGTTCAAATTGAACAAAATAACCAGAAGCATCTACTACTCTACCATCTATATAATCTGCATCATCACTAACTCTTAATTTAATTTTTATATCATCAACTTTTTGACCTGCAGTTTTAATTGAAGAAAGACCTAATGCTTTTAATCCAGCCATCATTCCAGTTGATGCAACTATTTTATTAAAGTCTCTTCTGCTTTCTCCATAATCAGAAAGTCTTTTATCAATAACTTGTTCTAAGGTTTTATTATTATCTACTTTACCTAATTGCTTACTAGCATTTTTAATAATTTTATCTCCAAGTTTTATTGCAGTACCAACAGGTATAAATGTTTCACTAGTTAAAGATAATTGTGAACCCATAGTTTTTACTTCAGGTGATAAATCTTCTTCTTGTCTTGTAACTAATTCTGATAATCCAATTGCATCAGACCATGTACCCGGTTGAATATTTTTTAATGAAGATAGAAACATTTCTTTACTTGGTTTCTCTCTTAATAATTTTGAAGCAAGATCTCCAACAGCAAAAGGAAGTTTAGATAATACTTCACCAGCATTGACTGCACCCTCAACTGTTTTACTTGCATAGTAAGGAATGTTTCTAACATCAGCTATATTTCCTAATTGTGCTAACTTACCTTCTTGAAAACCTATTCGACCTCCTTCAGCATTTCCTTCTCTTGGAAAATATTGTGCAGCAAAATCTTTTATATTCATACCTGTTCCTTTTTCAGAACCTGCTTCAATAAACATTCTGGTAACCATAGCCCAGTAATCAGTACCACCACCTGCAAATTCAATTCTACCATCTACCAGTTTTGGTTCTGTAGATACAGGTTTAATTGCTTCGTAATAATCTGTGCTTGTTAATTCTTTATTCTGATATGCTTTATCTGTAAATTCAGATTTCAACATATTAATTGTTTGTGGACTAAGTGTATTCTTAGCAGCTTGAGTATCTAAAGTTTTTAGATAGTTCGTATAGATTGGTTTTCTCTTTGGAACAATAGGTTCTCCTTGTTCCAGGAAGTAGGATGCGATGTCTTTTGACACTTTAGTCTCCTAATATTGAAGCGACTCCGCCTTTAGCTTTTTTTAATTTTTCTTCTTTAGCAGCTTTAATTAAAGCTTCTATTTTATCAGTATCCATTTTAAATGGTTTTGGTTTTCCTTTTTTATCTTTAACCGATTGAATTTCTCTGTATCTTGCTCTATCTTCAAGATCACCAGCTTCTCTTGCTTCAAATGGAGTGCTATAACCTTTTTCAGGAAGATTGATAAATTTCTTTTGACCATCTTTCATTTCATATGGTCTCTCATCTCCAGCTGCATATTGCATTCGACCACCATACATTGCCATTGTTCTATCCTTCATCATTTCTTTTTGTGAAAAATAGTAATTAGCAAAATCTTCAAAAGAACCTTTGTAGCCATCTCTTACAGCATCTTCAAATTCTTTAATCATCATTTTAATTTCTAGTTCAAACTCTTCACCTGGAGTCTCTGAAGCCATCTTAATTGATGGAGCTTTTTGAAGGCTCCTGATGCCTGATTCCTGATCCATTTGATCCATGTCTTCTTCGGTTTCACCGAGTTCGATCGCACGATCTAAATCTTTAAGTTTCTGTTCTAGTTCTTGATCATTTATAGCCATAATCTAATAATACACTTTTGGCTTCTGTTGTAAAGGCTCATCTTCGTAGTCTTCTGGGTGTTGAATTAATCCACCTTGTCTAAATCTCATGACTGCTTGCGTCATGGAATCCACTAAATCGTCATGATCACCATATGGAAATGCAGCGCATTCTTCAATAACTTCTTGCGCAAATTCCATATCAGTTGGTGCATAGATACGACCAGACTCAAATAATGGAGATACAGAATTAACACGAGTGTGTTTATCATTACCTTTTGATGGAGTGAAATTAATTACCGGGATTCCGGATTTTCTTAATTCGTAAGTAAGAGGTAGCCCTGAAGCCTTGCCCTCAATGATTACGGTCTCCGGCTGCCAGTATCCATATTGTTCGAGTGCAATACGTCTTAATTCAGGAAATTCATATCGTCCTTTAATTGCATCGACCAACATTAAACATGGACCTGAATCTTCATTAGGATGAAATACACCCCATGTAGTAATAGCACTGTAATCTGCAGTTTCTTTTTTCATAAAAGCAGTATCGTAAGATTGTATGACGTGTTGAAGTGCGGGAATCTCACCATCCCAATTTTGCCACCATTCTCTTTTAATCAATGCACCTTCTTCACCTGTTGGGTTTTGCATGTACTGTGCATTCCATTTTGCAAGTGGAATAGAAGCACGGACTGATTCTAAATCTTTTATGTTCCAGTATTCAGGCCACAGGGGTTCACCAGAAGGCATGATAGCAGGAAACTCAATTACTTCCCATTGATCTGCTTTAGGTTCTTTTTGTGCTTTGATTAATCTTCCAGCTAAATCTTTTTCATTCCATCTTGTCATTACAATAATAATTGTTCCACCAGGTTGAAGACGTTGTCTAGGTCCTGATGTGTACCATTCATAAGTTCTATCTAACGCTTGTGCATTCATTGCATCTTGTTCAGTATGTGGGTCATCAATAATTAATAGATCGGCACCCCGTCCAGTAATTGCAGATCCAACACCTGCTGCATAATATTCTCCACCTTGTTGTGTTTCCCATTTACCAGCAGCTTGAGAATCTTCTTTGAGTCTTGTATCAAATACTTCTTTGTATTCAGGTGAATCCATAAGTTGTTTTGCTTTACGACCAAAACGTACAGAGAGTTCTGTTGTGTTAGTAGATTGAATAATTTTTAATTTAGGATTACGACCTACCATCCATGCAGGAAGTAGATAAGATGCAAATTCAGACTTAGTATGTCTAGGTGCCATATTAATTATAACACGTTTTGTTTTACCTTCTGCAATCTGATTAAATTTTTCTGCAACTTCTTTATGGTGTTTACCTTCTACAAAATCTGGCCAGACATGTTTAACAAAAGACATAAAGTCATTTTTAATATCTTTTTGTTTTTTCTTTTCTTTCCATTTAGACATATAAATGGCTAGTTGTCTTTTTACATCAGGTGGTAACTTTTCAAATTTCTTTAACTTATTTATATCCATAAAAGTGCATTCGAAAAAATTTTCCGCAAAATTTTTTCAGTTATGTTTTAGGAACCAAAAAGTAATTTAGGTCTATAATTATCTAAATCTTACTATAATACCTAACTATTAGGATCCCTTTTTGTGTATATGTATATCATGTATTTAAGAAAGTTCAAATTCTCAAGTAGGCTTGGTACCTCTATCCAAAGAGTCTGCGAGCGAAGCGAGCAGACCGGCACGGTCATGCGCCCTGCGACAATTTGTCGCAGGACAATTAACCACATAGGAGGGTATGTGTTCGGTATGTGGGTGCGACATTTTGTCGCACCCTGTATTATTTAATCTAACAAGACCATGTAAGCCTCAGCATTATTCTTTCTAAAATAGTCAATGCCTTTTCTTACCTTGTCCCAAAGTTTAGAGTACCCATCAACTCCAACTTTTTTATCTTCCAAAGATGCAAGATATTCATAATAAAATATCTTGTCATGTTCTAGAGCTTCAGTTTTTGTTAAGAATATAGACTCACCACTGAATCTATTCTGTCTTTCATGTGTTCTTTCTTCTGACATATTTCTCCTTTGTTAATATCCTATATTAGCACAATGGCGATTAACTCGCCATTGACAATTTTGTCGCAGCTATGAAATTGTCATAGCTGTATTTTCTGAAAATTTTCCATGCCTCTTCAACTTCACAAGGTGTTGAAAGTTTAGAAGACATTAACTTACATTTTTCATTGTGAGGTAAGTTAAAAACTGAATGACATAATTCATGCAATACAACATGCAATAAATATTGATAACCTCTATCAATCGCTTTGTCAGTGATCCAAATTTTTAAACCTCCACCAACACCTAAAACATTCGGTGCACACTTTGTCGGCTCTCCAATTCTCACTTCAACTCTTGGTAATTTAATATTTCTATTTCTAGCCTCATAAAGAATGTTAATAACTTTTCTTCTTAACTTGTAAGTTTCATCATTCATTTTAAAGTTTTTGATTTCTTTTGTTTTCATATTTCCTCCTGTTGATTTCATACTTGCAGTTTAGCACAATGGCGATTAACTCGCCATTGTCATTATTGTCGCACCTTAACCACAATCCATGCAATATCTTTTGTCGCTTGTAGATCGTTGGTTATAGATATACTCGCCACAACATCTGCAATGTGTGAACTCATCATTTCTTTTTGAGTCGTCTTTTTTCTTTCTTTTTTTCTTTTCCATACTTTCTCCTTGTTAATGACCCATGATACCAGATTCCTGTACCATGAGCCATTGTCAATATTGTCGCACCTATTTCCTATCCATATTATCTGCAAATGAACAAATTCTTATGTCTACATTTTTTTCTTTGAATTTTTCTAATTCATTTTTCTTTTTAACTGCGTCTTGAAAATCATTTGTATTATATACAAGATAAAAACTATTAGGCACAGTTTTATAATTATATTTTCTTACTACTAGATAACTCATTTTTCTCCTCAATTAATATGTCATTTATTTCTTGTGCTAAATCCCATTTACCTAATAAGTAATGGTCATGTTTATCTTCACGTAATTGAACTTTACTTATTTCTATGTTGCATAAATAGTCTTCAACGATCTCTTTTATTTTTTTAATTGCAATCATTTAACCACCTCATTTCTTTCTGCCTCAAGATTTTCAATTCTTGAAATCTCTTCTTTTATTTTTTGCTCTTCTTTTACTAGATGAGTTTGTAATTCTTTTACTTGAAGTAGTTTAGCAAGTAAGATTACTTTTTGTTCTGTGTTCATATTTTCTCCTTTTTAGTTAATAAAAGGATATTAGCACAATGGCCTCAAAGAGGCCATTGTACATAGTGTCGCACCTATTCAGTTTTTACACTTGGCAAAGCTGTCAATTCTTTGTTCCAACTTAACCCGATCTTATTTGTTATCTTATCCAATACACCTATTAACTCGCTTGGTGTTCCACTTTCCATAACAGTATCAATCGCTTTTTGTCTTAACTCTTTCAACTGTTTTAGTTTAGCACCTTCAGGTCTTCTCTCTATTTCCTTATTAGCAAGATTAGACGCCCACTCTCTTAATTGTTCTTCACAATCAGATAAAGTAATTTCATCACGATCATAAGAGTATTGTCCATAATCAGATTGAAACTTCCTTTTGAGTTCTTTGTCATCTTTTGCTTTTTTCTGAAAAAATGTTTTAGCGTCTGATTGAGCTTGTTTTAACATGTGTTCAGCTTTTCTAAAATTGGCCAGAATTTTATCTGCACCCATTTTTTTAGACAACTTTGCAACAGCTCTATTAGTCGCTTGAGTTGTATATTGTTTGACCAATAATTCTTGGTCTTCAATCAATGGATCAAATTGTCTTTTCACTTTTCTATCAAAGTGATCCAGTTGATATTTTGTCATAGCTTTTGCCATATTTACTCCTTTGTTGTTGTTTGCGATATACTATCAAAAACACATGTGTTCGGGTACATGACATACTGTCGCAGGTGGCTGCGACAAATTGTCGCAGCGACAATCTATTCCTTGACAGACTTTTTTAGAATAATTCTAAACTGGGGGTGCGACATATATGTACAGGACAAAAGAATTTTTTTCTGATACGATTAATATATAACTAAATATAGGAGAAAGTTATGGAAATAAAAGAAAAAATAAAATCAATTTATGATGATCCTGGTATCACTCATAAATTTTTTGTAGAGCAGGCTAGATACACAATGTTCTTAACTACATTGAGTATCTTAACCGACAAGCAATTAAAAAAAGTTTTTGAAAACCAAAAACAAATAGTGAAGATAGCTACAAAAGATGATTAAGTTTGATTTAAATTCGTACAGCACCCAAAGGGTGCTGTACAATGAGCCATCTTTGGAAGATGAGGAAAACTATGAGCCTTATTTATTTAAGATGAAGTACTTGCATCGGTATCCTCAAGCAAAGGACTGGTGCGACAATTTGGAGGATATCATTAAAAATGATTAAGTGATATTATTCCATTATCAGCGCCTTGCTGACTGAACCGCAAGGTATCGAGTTATGAGAGGCGCTGATACTGATCCCTGGTCCAATGCTAAATGCAAATTTTTAAAAGCGCTAGCATGGTGTTGGACCTGGGATCAGTGAGCCAGAGTTTGCTAGCATGTACTCTGGCCTGATCCCTGGTCACTGGTTTCGCATAAAACGTATTTGATACAGCGCAGTGACCTGGGATCAGAAAGCCGGATTCCAGTAAGGCAAAAAGTACGAAATGCCTGTCATGGTGGTACTATCTGGCACTGATCATCGGTTGTATAACAGCGGGTTCACACGGGCATTGCCGTGGATGGTACAACCAAAGATGTGGTGCGTTCTTGACTAAAAGGTTGAATACAATAATTGCATCAAGTTCAACCCATTACATCTATAATGCGCAAGCGTCACGCACTAAAAGGTGATACAGAAATCCTGCGATTTGGAAACAAACGCTAAAATACTGAAAGGTTTGGGGCCGCAGGCCCCAAGCATCAAGCAACAAGCTGCGACATTTTGTCGCAGGACAATTTATACAATTGACACAAGCATCAAGCATCAAGCGACAAGCTGCGACAATTTGGCAAATATAAAAAAATTTAAATATGATTTATTATTACAGCAACAACAAAGGAGAAAAAAAGTATGAATACAAAAGAAGCTTGGGACCTGGTTGGAGGGCTAAGTAAACCCTCTAAAATGCCGGGATGGTCGATTGGTTTACCTGCTAAAGAATGCAGCACCGGATCAAAATTAGTTAATATAAAAGGTTCAGTCTGTGAGGGCTGTTATGCTTTAAAAGGCTGCTATGTTTTTAAAGTTGTGCAAGAAGCGCAATACAAAAGACTTGCTGCAATTGCTAGCCCTCTGTGGGTCGAGGCAATGACAACTCTTATCAACTCTAAAAGACCTAATATTTTTAGATGGCACGATTCCGGAGACGTTCAAAGCGTTGACCATCTTTACAAAATTTTTGAAGTGTGTAGAAATACACCTACAAAAAAACACTGGATGCCAACACGTGAAGCCTGGACCAAAAAATATTTGAAAGATAAGCCGGATAATTTGGTGATCAGGTTCTCTGCTACGATGGTTGACCAGGAGGCTCCGGCTTCATGGCCCAATACATCAACGGTGAGTACAACGTCACGTACTTGTCCAGCTCCTGATCAAAACAACGAATGCGGAGATTGTAGAGCTTGCTGGGATCCTGAAATTAAAAACATAACCTACGGTAAACACTAATGAAAAAAAGAAAAATAAAACGTGGAGATCTGTTGCCCTGGTTCCTGGAGGATCACAACACGCTCCCGGCGTGGTATATAAAAGATTGCCAGGAATTTTTTGAATGGTTAAAACAATCTAACAAGGACAGGAGGAAATTAAACTAATGCGATACTTGTATAAAACTAGTTCCGGGTATTTAATACGGCCTGAAATGTTTAAAAATTTAAACGGCGGTAAACCTTTAAATAAATTTCAAATGCGTATATTAGGCATTGAAAAATTCAAACCTAAGGGATGGCCAAAATTTAAAAAATGACATTTGTATGGAGGCACCCCAAATTTTACAAACGTGCGACAAATTGTCGCAGTGACGAAATGACGCCGGAAGCCGGATCCAAGGATCAAGCCACAAGCAACAAGCGTCAAGCATCAAGCCACAAGCCTGCGACAAATTGTCGCAGTGACGATATGACGCAGGAATCCTGAAGCGTCAAGCAACAAGCCACAAGCATCAAGGCTCAAGCCTCAAGCTTCAAGCGCCAAGCGTACTTAAAAATTTTTCGATTTCCTTGAAGCCCTGGACCTTTGGTTCAAGGGTCAGGCCACCGGATACAAGGTTCAGGATACAGGAGCCTTCATAAAGTTTTGGAACGTTAAGAGAGGCGTCTTTAACTAGGATAAAAGTTTCCAGTGGGTGTTTCACGTGGAAGCCAATTTGGTGTGGAGAAAATTTAATTTTGTTAGTCTTTGTAACTTTTAATTCTATAGTGAAAAAGTGGCAGTTATTATTATAGACCAATAGATCAGGAGTACCGGGAACGCTAAGATTCTCCAGTCGAATGAGGCTAAATTTCTTAAAATGTTTTTTAATTTCTGCATAGAATTTGGTTTCAGGTTTCATCCGTTTTTCGAACTAACAGACTATCCAATTTTCTTTAAAACCTTTCCCATATTCCATGTTTCAGCTTGTACAGTAAATACTAATCTGTGAGATTCTCTAAACCCAATTAATTTATTTTCCATTAATTGTAAAGAGGAAATATCATAAAATTTGCCATCAGGTAGACAAACTTGGACACGAGCATTACCTGCTGCATCCGCTTTCATCATCTTATCTAATACTTGTCTTAAGTGTTTACCTTGCATAATTTCTATCTTTAGACAGGGGGCCTCAGTATCAGCCGAATGGTTATCTCCCACGGCATCGTAAGCCAGACCCCATGTCACAACAAAGAGCAAAAACGTAATCAAATTGTAGAACCAGAATAAATTGGTTAGAGTAAATACAACTTGATTACACTTGTAATATATATGATGTTATGCTAAAAGCAATAGCAAAAGGATGGACAAAATGACGCAGGCAGAAAAAGGCAGAAAATGGGATGGTAAATCTAGACCAACTAATGACGTTTATAAACAACGTTGGCAAGAAATATTTGGTAAAGAAAATACTACTCAAGAACTAGATAAAGATGAACAAGATTATTTAGATTCATTAAAAGAAAAATTATAATGGGTGTACCTAAAAGATTAACAGAACAGCAAATTAAATTTGCAAATATATTAGTATCTGAAGAAGGCAGAAAGACAGCTACTCAGTGCGCAATAGAAGCAGGCTATGCAAAAGAATCTGCAAGGCAGGCAGCTAGTATATTACAGAATCCAAAAAAATATCCATTAGTAGTTCAATACATTGGAGAGTTAAGAGAAGAATTACAGAAAAAATATGATGTAACTTTTGGTAGTCACGTTACAGAATTAGCAAAATTAAGAGATGAGGCTAGAGAAAAGAAAGCTTGGTCTGCTGCTGTTAATGCTGAAGTTGCACGAGGTAAAGCTGCGGGTTTATATATTGAGCAGAAAATAATTCGTACTGGAAAACTTGAAGACCTATCAACAGAAGAATTAGAATCCAGAATGAAACAGATAATTGACGACTACTCACCCATACTTGAAGGTGTTGAAGTGGAAGAACTGATAGACAAAGTAAGAGAAGAACCAAAACAAGTTGAACAAACTGAATCATCTGATTAATACTTTCTCCATTTTTTTAATACATCCTGTTGGAAATACATTACGTCCACTAAACACTTCATCTTCAGTATCATAAGTTGAAAATGTTTTAATCATTTTCTTATCTTTAGAATATAAAAATCCATATGTTATCAGTGTGGAGTAATTCATATTATCAAATTGCTCAATATGAGCATGGTCTTCTTCACCTGTAATATCAATCCATGTGATTTTATACAGGTAATACTTCTTTTTCTTAATCTGACAGACGATCGGTTTTCCCATAGGATTTTATTTTATACATTGTTCTAAACCAAAAAAACTCAAAAAGGTAGCTTTTATTGGCCATTTGAAGATTTGTTCCAGTGTGTTCCAGAGCCCTTGGAACAAAATACCTTAAAAAAATGCTGTAATTTCAATGAGATACTATATTGCTGACCTATTTGTTCCATGTTCCAGGGGGGTAAATTTAAAAAAATATTTTTTACAAATGTATAAAATAAGTTCCTTAGGTGGAACATGAACCCTGAAGCCTGATTCCTGAACCAACTATTGCCTTTATTTAGACGCATTTTTGCCCAATTCATTGTAATATTGGTCCACTCTTCGTAGCCAATCCCACATATATTTTTGAAATTCATTGCCAGACACAGTAAATTTTTGAAAATAATTGTCTTTTGTACACATTAAAATTGTACCAGACTGTATTTTTGTACCATAAACTTGATTATGCGCTGTTGCATATGCTGCAAGTTGCAAGAAATAATCAGTAATCCAAGCCTTTTGTTTTGGTCTATTGGATTGTTTAAAGTCCATAATAGATTCTCTGCCCTCATAAACCCCTGCTAAATCGGATGCACCGGCATATAATTCAGGATAGTACAAAGTCACCTCAGTACCCCATATTTCGTCCATAGAGCCCTCTAGGCCTTCATCTATTATAGTTTGGGCCATTACCCCTGCAAGTTGTCCTTGATCGCTTAAATCGGCGTGTCTTTCACCTAATAAATAAGACTCTATTATTCTATGCATAATAGAACCACGATTTGCAGCACTATTTTTAATATTTTCGGCGGCCTGATCCCCGACTCTTTGTTTCCATGCTTCTAATACAGCTCTCTTTTCTTCAGTCTGCGTTGCTTGAAGAATAGTAGTAACCGACGGTAACTTTTCATTATTAATCGAATAATGTCTTTCACTATTAATAAGTGATCGAATTGATTCAGGGTAAGTAAATTGTTTATTCCATTTAATCATTGGGTGTAGTCCTTTTTAAATAATCTAAAGCTCTTTGTAAACCTTCAACATCATCACCAAGATTGCCTATAGAAAGATTACAGCTTTTATGTAACCATCCTCTAAACTTACCTGTTTTATGATCGTGATCTAAAGTAGGTTTTTGATCACCAAATGGTAAACCACAACAGTCACAGTTGGGTCCAGGTTTAGGAGTATTTGGATCTCTTTTAATTCTATTAATGACTGTTCTATTTTCATTATCACAAGTTAAACAAATACTTCTTAATTTTCTTCTGCCAAATCTATCCATAATTCCTTGAACAGAAAAATTATTATGAGTCATAAGTTCATTACAAACTCTACATTGTGTAAGCATATCTTCATGACCAAGTATAGCCATACCTGCTCTTTCAAATACATTGTATCGTTCATGTTCAGGAACGAGTGACTCGTCATATTTAACTGTAAACATTCGTTTAGTTATAAAACGTCCTCTTTCATGACCTTTCTTTTTAACTTTTAGTTCCATTGTACCTCCTCAAAAGTTCCATCAATTATTTTTTGAGTGAATATTAATAATTTTTTTTCTGCAATGGTAATGTTGTTATCTGCTCCAAAAAACATTTGCTTTGCTTGTAGCTCTTGGTTTAATGTGACTGCATCATCGTAGTCCATTTCATACCAAAATTTATCGTTACTATTTACTTCTTGGTCTGCCATCTTTGTCCCTTTCACGGTTGTTCCATCTGCAATCTATTTCTAAAACTTGATCATTGTTACCATGACAAATTTTAATTAAGTGCCCCTGTGCAGTGTCAGTGACCCAAAATTTTTTATAGTTATTTAAAACTATTGTTTTATTTTTTAAAGATGCGTGACTACCCGAATCTTGCAATGCAACCATTTTAGCTGCAAACTCATTTATATTTTTTACCATCTGTTTATCCTTAATGAATCAAAGTGTATTTGTTCTAATTGTTCTATAGCAGGTTTAGAATGTTGATAAGGTGCATCATGTCTATACCAATGAAAGATATAAATACCATCTGCAATCCTAAATTCATGGCCTGCGTCTCGAAC